CACAACCGCGAAGCTGTGGATTTGTCACGGATGAACAGCGGCCACGCGCCATTGCTGTTAGATCACGATATGACAAAACAGATTGGCGTTGTCGAACGCACTTACCTTGATGAAGCTGACCGCAGACTACGGGCAGTTGTGCGCTTTGGAAAAAGTGCGCTTGCAAGGGAAGTGTATGATGATGTCAAAGACGGTATCCGATCCAATGTGTCTATTGGCTATCAGATACGTCAGATGGAAGATAAGAGATCCGACGGGACGGTCGGCATTTCTTCGTGGATTCCATACGAAGCAAGCATTGTGAGCGTGCCAGCCGATGCCGGTGTGGGCGTTAATCGCAGTGCTAATGTTGAACCAGTGATCAAAGATAAGGAGACACCAAAAATGTCAGAAATTGATCAAAACGAAATCCGCGAAGCAGCCGCCGAAGCAGCCAAGCGCGATTTTCAAAAGAATGCCAGCGAGATCATCAATCTTGCTGTGAAGCACAACCGCCGCGATCTGGCTGATGAGGCAATCGGTGCGGGGCAGACTGTTGCACAATTCCGCGCAACATTGCTGGACGCCATTGGCGAAGGCAAGCCACTTGAGCAGTCAGCCGGTGCAATCGATATGTCACCAAAAGAAGAGCGTCAGTATTCATTTATGAAAGCCGTTCGCGGTCTGGTAAATGGATCAGGTCTGAACGGTCTGGAGCGTGAGGTTTCTGAAGAAATCGCAAAGCGTTCTGGTCGTGAAGCACGCGGCTTCTATGCACCAGACACATTCTGGGGCGGCAAGCGTGATCTGACTGTTGGCACAGCCACAGCCGGTGGTCACTTGGTCGGTACAGACCATCTTGGTGATCAGTTTGTTGATGCACTGCGTTCACGCTTGGTGTTCAATGAGCTTGGCGCACGCTTTATGACAGGTCTGCGTGGCGATGTGGCTATTCCAAAGCTGGCAACTGGCGTTTCAGCCGGTTTCGTTGCTGAGAATGGCGCAACATCTGAGGTGAACGCTGTGTTCTCACAGATCACAATGTCACCAAAGTCGCTGGGCGCATTCACAGACGTTTCACGTCTGCTGATGATCCAGTCTGACCCATCAGTTGAGCAAATCGTTCGTGATGATCTGTTGAACGCGATTGCACAAAAGGTCGAAGATGTTGCCATCGAAGGCGGCGGCTCAAATGAGCCATCAGGCATCATCGACACTGCTGGCATCGGTTCAGTTGCTATCGGCACAAATGGTGGCGCGATTGCTTGGGACGACATCGTTAACTTGGTCAAAGAAGTTGAAGTTGACAACGCAGCGATCAACGGCAACACACTTGCATATCTGACAAACCCGAAAGTGAAATCTCTGATGGCATCAACATCAAAGGTCGCTTCAACAGATAGCGTAATGTTGCTGGATGCACCTTGGAACAGCCTGTATGGATACGATTTGGCAGTGACCAACAACGTACCATCAGATCTGACCAAAGGCACATTGACCACAGCGTCAGCTATGATCTTCGGTGATTTCTCACAGTTGATGATGGGCTTCTTCTCAACACCAGACGTGTTGGTCGATCCATACACAGCCGGTTCAACCGGCGCAGTACGCATCCGCGTAATGCAGGAACTGGACATCGCAGTACGTCACGCGCAATCATTTGCAGCGTGCTTGGACATCGATGCCTAAATCACAAGCGGGGCGGCTTCGGTCGCCCCGTCTTTCCCATAGGGGGCTTTGATGAAGATTAAGTGCAAAAGAAATATCGTGATAAAAGGCGTGGCGCATTGCGTCGGTGATATTGTTGAGGTGACAGACAACATCGGTCTGGATTTGGTCAACACTGGCCGCGTTGAGGTTTATGAGGACAAGATCGGCATCACTGATCGCGCTGTGGGTTTGACAAAGAAATCAGCCGCCAGCCTAGTTAAACGGAACACAAAGAAAAATGCCAAATAGATATATGAAAATCACAGTGATCAAAGACTGCCAAGCTGGATCAGTGGGAATAATGCTGGCCGGTGAAGATCACGATGTGCGTGAAGATGAAGCGCAAAAGCTGATTGATCGCGGTTATGCAAAACAGTGGTCAGCTAAAATAGCTAAAACAGCTAAAATAGCTGATCAGGATGATGATTAATGGCGGTCGAAAGCGCAGATGATCGTGCCATATTTGTTGGCGTCGATGATTTTGGCGTTGCTGCAACATTCAACGCGGCCACAGTGAATGGCATATTTGACAACGATTTTGTCGAGGTTGACGCTGGTGGCGGTGTTGGGTTTGCCCTACAACAGCCACGCTTTGTTTGCCGCACCGCAGATGTATCCGCAGCCGCTGAAGGCGACACGATTACGATTGACGCCACTGGCTACACCATCCGCATTGTGCAAGATGACGGCACTGGTATGACGACACTGGTATTAGAGAAACAATGACCCACGTTAGACAACAGATACGCGATGACATCGTGACCACGCTGACGGGGCTGACAACAACGGGCAGCAATGTATTCCGCAGCCGGATATTTCCGCTGGAAGAAACAAATCTGCCAGCGTTGTGCATATACACCAAGAGCGAGACAAGCGAATATGATACAATCGGCTTGCCACGTTCTGTGAACAGGGTTTTGGACGTTGCTGTTGAGGCATACGTCAAAGGCGTATCGAATTATGACAATACGCTAGACACAATTGCGGTTGAAATGGAAGAAGCCATTGCCGCAGATATAACGCTTGGCGGTCTGGCTAAAGATGCACAGATCACCGCGTTTGAAGCTGATTTTGCGGGTGACGGTGAACAGCCGGTGGCCGTGGGTCGGTTTACTGTGACGGTCGAATATCGCACCGTTGAAAATGACGTTGAAACTGCCGCTTAAGGAGACAAACCGATGGCAACTTTTAAAGGCAACGATGGTGTCGTTCTTATCGGCACAGACGCAATGGCTGAAGTGATTAGCTTTTCAGTAGATGAAACCGCAGACACCATTGAAGATACAGCGATGGGTGACACTGCTAAAACATACAAAGCATCATTCACAGATTTCAGCGGCAGCGTTGAAACCTATTTTGATGACACTGATGCCGCACACAATGCTTGCACAGCCGGATCATCCATTACATTAAACTTGCAGATGGAAGGCAACACGTCTGGCGACCATAAGCTGACTGGTTCAGCTATTGTCACCAGCCGGTCTGTTGGCGTATCATCTGACGGAATCGTGACTGCCACATACAGCTTTCAAGGCACCGGCGGTCTGACTGAAACAACCGTAACTTGATGAGGTAAATAATGGGCTTGGGAGAACAGATAGCAGCGCGGCGTGCGTTGCAACGTAAACAAATCGAGGTTGTTGAGTGGGGCGAAGAAGATCAGCCATTGATTATATACTGTGCGCCCATTACTGCCGGAGACATCGACAAGCTACAAAGAAAACATAAAGATTTTCTAAACAATATGACGATCACGGGTATGATTGATCTGATTATTGCAAAAGCTGAAGATGTTGATGGCAAGCGTCTATTCACACTTGAAGATAAGATGTATCTTATGAAAGAGAGTGTGACGCTGATCAGTGACATTGCTGGCAAGATGTTCAGCGATGTTGACACAGTTGAGGACGCTGAAAAAAACTAAAGCAAGATCCGCTGCGGCTAAATATGATGGCCTTGGCGGATCGTTTGCACAAAACACAAAGCGAAATCGAAGAATTGACGCTGAGTGAATTAAACGAATGGTTCGCATATTATAAGGTGATGGAAGATGGCCGATCAAAATCTTAGATTTACCATATCGGCCATTGACAAAACCCGCGCTGCATTTGGCAAGGTTGCTGCTGGATTAGGCCGCGTCAGACGCTCTATAATGAGCGTGCAAGGCGCACTGGTGGCACTTGGGGTCGGCGCGGGTCTGAAGGTTATGGCAGATCAGATCGATGATCTTGCCAAAGCGTCAAGCCGTTTGGGTATGACGGTCAATGAACTGCAATCTTTACAATTTGCCGCCAGCCAGACAGGTGCGTCAGCCGAAGAACTTGAAAAAGGTCTGACCCGCTTCAACCGGTCTATATCTGAAGCCAGCACCGGCATCGGCACTGGTCTGCGGTCGTTTAAGGCATTGGGAATTGAGGTCACAGACGCGGCTGGCAATCTGCGACCGACAAATCAATTGCTTAATCTCACCGCTGACAGACTAGCAAAAATCAAAGATCCCGCTGATCGCGTGCGTATTGCATTCGATTTGTTTGGAAGGTCTGGTGTCAACTTGATCAACACGCTGCAAGGTGGCAGTGGAGAAATGAACAAGTTGCGCGAACAATTCAACAAATTTACAGTTGAACTAACCGAACAAAACGCAAAAGCCACAGAAGATGCAAATGATCGGTTTGCTAAAATAGGCGAAACATTCGGCAGCATTGGCAGAAAAATCACATCGGTTTTGTTGCCTAAATTGGCAGATCTTGCAGAATTTTTTACAAAATGGCTGCTGATTGCTATTGCTAATTCGATCAGCGCGTTTCGTGATTTCGTCAATTTCTTTATTGATGGATACAACAAGATTGCTGAAAATGTCAGTTTTATGGATGTCATACCAGAAGCTGAATTGTTTAAAGGATTTGAGGCGCGTATTCGGGGCATTGCTGATGCCTATGATGAACTGAATGACAGCGGATCGCAGTTGCCGAAAGTTATTATCGATCAATCACAAGCAGTTGAAGATCTGAAAATTGGTTTTGAGCGAACAAAAGAAGAGGCGCAAAAAACACAAGAGGCAATCAGAGGCGTGACCATATTGACGCACGACAGCACAAACGGTTTAAAGGATTACGCAAACAGTGCGCGTGATACCGCTAGACAGTTAGACAATCTTGCAGTGCGTGGAATGAACCGGCTTGAAGATAGTCTGATGGGCGTTATGCAAGGCACGATGTCGGTCAAAGATGCGTTTAAATCAATGGCTGCAAGTATCATCAGCGATTTGATGCGGATATTCATACAGCAGCAAATAACCGGCGTGCTTGCTGGTGCGCTTGGCGGTATGTTTGGCGGCGGGGCTGGTTACACCACAGCCGGTGCAGGGGCAAACACATATATACCGCGTGGCCTTGCCAGCGGTGGCAGTGTTACAAAGAACACGCCTTATATGGTCGGTGAACGTGGGCGTGAATTATTTGTCCCAAACCAGTCTGGTCGCATTGTGCCTAATAATCAAATCGGCGGCGGTGGTGTCACTGTTAATCAAACAATCAATTTAACAACAGGCGTATCACAAACAGTGCGTGCTGAAGTGACGAATATGTTGCCGCAGATCAAAGAAGCCGCAAAAGGTGCGGTTTTGGATGCGCGGCGGCGTGGTGGGTCGTTCAGCACAGCGTTCGGGGGTTAATTATGGCGATCACTTACCCGTTAACATTTCCGACACATACAGGCGTTTTTTCAGTTAATCTGATGGCGCGTAATGTTGTCGGTGTTACAACGTCACCATTTACGTTTTCACAGCAAAAATTTGAGTATCAAGGCAAACGCTGGGAAGCTGACATCACGTTGCCAGCGATGAAACGCGAAGACGCAGAACAGTGGATCACGTTTTTTATGAAACTGTATGGACAGGTCGGCACGTTTTTGCTTGGCGATCCGAACGCGGCTACACCGCGCGGCAGTGCAGCGTCAGCGGCTGGCACGCCGGTCGTGAACGGTGCAAGCCAGACAGGTGATGAACTGGCTATAGACGGGCTTCCAGCGTCTGCCACGGGCTATCTGCTGGCCGGTGATTACATACAGCTTGGCAGCGGCGCGTCATCGCAGCTTTACAAAGTGCTTGATGATGTTGATAGCAACGCATCTGGCGAAGCCACTTTGCAGATATGGCCAGATCTGCGGTCGTCACCGGCAGACGGTGCAACGGTCGTTGTTTCCGGCGCAAAAGGTCTGTTTCAGTTGTCAACGCCGACAACAAATTGGAACATAGATAACGCCGGTTTTTATTCGATGGCATTTGGCGCAGTTGAGACACTATGACCCGTTCGCTTGGCAGCAATTTTGACGCGGCACTGACGGCTGATGTTATCAGGCCGTTTTTTGCTGTTGATTGCGATTTTGATGATGGCAATTTGCGCGTCTGGACAGGTTACGGTGATCTGACGATTGGCGGCGAAACCTATCTTGGCGGTGGTGACATTATGAGCATCAGCGAATTTGAAGAAACCGGCGAAATACGGGCAAACGGCATATCAATAGGTTTTACAGGTCTGCCATCATCAATTATAGCACCGGCTTTAAACCAAAATTATCAAGGCCGCACGATGACGGTTTACTTTGGCACATTGAACGCATCTGGCGCGATTATAGACACGCCATATGTTGCATTTCGTGGCCAGATGGATGTGATGAACATATCCGAAAGTGGCGACAGCGCACAAATAACAATAAACGGCGAAAGCAGATTGATCGATCTGGATGTGCCACGGGTGCGGCGATATACTAGCGAAGATCAGAAAATCGATTTCCCAAATGATAGAGGTTTAGAATATATTGCCGATTTGCAGGACAAAGAAATAGTGTGGGGCGGTTGATATGGGTTGGGTAAGCTCATTTTTTAAAGGCTTCAAACAAGCCATTAAAGATCCTGTAACGCTAATCGTTGCCGCAACTTATGCTTTTACCGGCAATTGGGCGATGGCCGCAACGACCATTGCGTTGTCAAGTGCCGGTTACGCGATGGCTGCGCGACAAGAGTTGCCAGATTATAGCAGTTTTGCAACCGAAGGTGCAAATCGCACGCAAATGATCAAACAGCCAACGGTGCCACGGCGTTTTGTTTATGGCGAAACGCGGGTATCTGGCGTGCTTGGTTATGTCAAATCAACAGATGACAATAAATTTTTGCATATGGTTATAATGTTGTGTTCGCACGAAATTGATAGCTATCAAAAAATATTCTGTAATGACATCGAACTGACATTAGATGGCAACGGCGTTTGCACCGCGCCAAGCCAATATGCAAATTTAGTGCGCGTGGAAACTGCGCTTGGCACAGATGGTCAGGCCGCAAATGCGAATTTGATCAGCGAAACAGATGGTGATTGGACAAGCGACCACAAACTAAGCGGCATTGCATATATGTATGTGCGGCTAGAATATGATCAAGACGCATTCCCGTCTGGCTTGCCTAACTTTAGCGCATTGGTTCGCGGCAAAAAACTGTATGATCCACGCACATCAACAACAGGGTTTAGTGCAAATCCCGCGCTTGCCATACGCGATTATCTGACAAACACGAAATATGGCTTTGCAGCAGATGCCACAGAAATCAATGACACAACTTTCAATGCTGCTGCTAATTCTTGTGATGAAGATGTTGCGCTTGATGCGACAGTGTCTGGCGGCGGCACAGAAAACCGCTATGAAATCCACGGCACGTTCACAACAGAAAATGCACCGAAGCGCATATTGGAAGAAATGATCACAAGCTGTGGCGGTTTGTTGTCTTATAGCAACGGCAAATTTTCAATCAAAGTGGCAGAATATAGCACGCCAACTATCACGCTTGATGAAAACGATCTTGTCAGCCCGATCACGTTGCAAACCAAACAATCAAAGCGTGATAACTATAACGCCATTAAAGGCATATTTGCGCCGCCAGAAACCAACTATATTGTCACAGATTATCCGGCACTGACTAGCAGCACGTTTGAAACTGAAGATGGCGGCACGCGGCGTTTTTTAGATTACGATATGCCTTATACAACGTCATCGCCAATGGCACAGCGTCTGGCCAAAATAGCACTATACCGAAACCGGCAGCAAATTATGCTGCAAGGCAATTTCGGTATGAAAGCGTTTGATCTGCAAGTTGGCGACAATGTGTATGTGACAAATAGCCGTTTGGGTTTCACAAGCAAGGTTTTTGAGGTTGCAGAATGGTCGCTTGTAACGTCATCCGATGATGATGGAAATCCATCACTAAGCGTTGCGCTTTCACTGCGCGAAACAAACAGCGCGGTGTATGATTGGAACGCGGATGAAAAAGCATTCCAACAAGACAACACCACGTTGCCAGATCCATTCACTTTAACATCGCCAACTGTGTTGACAGATGAAGGCGTGTTGACAATAAATCAACAGCCGGTTGCAACGATTGAGGTTTCGGCCAGCAGCACAAACCCGCAAGTTATACAATTTTATGCAGAATACAAACAAAGCACCGACACCGATTACATAACGCTTGGATATTCTGACAGCGGGTTTTTCAGAATACCTAATGTTATAACAGATGTAATATATGACATCCGCGTGCGGTCTTATGGCGCAAATGCCAGATCGCCTTTTGTTGATGTGCAACACACTGTCACCGGCAAAACGGCATTCCCGTCTGACGTAACAAATTTCAGTGTCAATATTGTCGGTGAAAATGCACAACTAAGCTGGACACCAGTCACAGATGCGGATCTGTCGCATTATGTCATCAGACACACACCGGACACTGTGACACCATCATATCCAAACACAACTATAATTGCCGAAAAAGTGGCGCGGCCAGCCAATACGGTAACAGTGCCAGCCGTGACCGGCACATATTTCATTAAGGCGGTTGATAAATTCGGTAATGTCAGTGTCAATCCAGCGCAGCAAGGTGCGCGGGTGGATGATATTGGCCAGTATAATGTCGTCGAAACACTAAACCAACACACAGCGTTTGCTGGCAATAAAACCAACTGCACTGTCACAGACAATCAGTTAGTGCTAAATACAGATGACAACTTTGACAGTGGCGTCGGTTTATTCGATGACGCCACAGGCTTTTTTGATGGCGGTGGCACTGGCATTGATCAGCAACAAAGCGGCACATACGAATTCGATAGCGTGATCGATTTAAGCGCGGTTTACACAAGCCGCGTGACTAGCCGCGTCATTACATCACGCATCGATTTTGAAGATTTGTTTGACACAGCAACTGGCAATTTTGATGACCGCGCCGGTTTGTTTGATGGCGATCCGCTGACACTTGGCGACACAAATGTTGAACTGCAAGTGTCAACAACTGATGGCGATCCGGCTGGCACGCCTACTTGGTCATCATATCAGCGGTTCGTTTCCGGCACATATAAAGCGCGTGCGTTTAGGTTTAGAGCGATATTAACCACGACAAATCCCGCATCAACACCAGCGGTGTCAGAATTATCTGTGACGGTTGATATGCCAGACCTAGTGTCGGCAGATAACGATATTGCATCTGGTGCGGGTGCAAAAATAATCACATTCGTGCCGCCATTCAAAGTGTTGAAGGGTGTCGGCATTGCGGCAGGGAACTTACAAAGCGGCGATTATTATGCTATAACTAGCAAATCGGCCACTGGTTTTACAATTACGTTCTATGACAGCAGCGACACGGCTGTTGATCGCACTTTTGACTATGTGGCAAGGGGTTATTAAATGGCACAGCACGATTTTAACATAGCAAACCAAGGCTTTCCGGCATTCCGGTCTGATCTAAACAACGCACTGTCAGCAGCGGCATCATTGTCAAGCGGCACAAGCGCACCATCGACCACGTTCGCATATCAGTTGTGGTATGACACCACAAACGACATCTTGAAGATACGCAACGGCGATGATGATGCGTGGATTGACATTTTTACGTTTAACCAGACCGCCGACACAGTTGATCTGAACATCAACGGCATTGCTGTCGCTAACACAGACACCGACACCACAAACACCGGCAGCGTAACGCTGGATTTCAGTGCAAACCAGAATTTTGTGCTGACACTGACTGGCAATGTGACGCTGGCCAATCCGACCACTGAAACTGTCGGGCAGTCTGGCTTCATCGTGTTCATACAGGACGCAACCGGCGGTCGCACAGTGTCACTTGGCACTGATTACGAAACCGCTGGCGCGGCTGGTTTAACGCTATCGACAGCAGCAAGCACAACAGATATTGTGCCGTATGTTGTGGCCGCATCAGGCCGCATCTTGCTTGGCACGCCGCAACTGGCGTTTGCATAGGGGGTTTATATGTCGGGTGCATTTGGTTCAAGCCAGTGGATGTATTCAAGTGGGGCGGCTGGGTTTTACCCATACAGCATCGGCACGGCGCTTCGGTTCAATGACAACGACAGCGCATATCTAAGCCGCACACCAGCGTCTGCTGGCAACCGCAAGACGTGGACGTGGAGTGCTTGGGTTAAGCGTTCTTCGATTGATAGCGCAAACGCTTATATATTATTTGATGCAAGCACTTCAGATACAGCCGCTGCTTTAATAGAGTTTGCCAAAAGCACAGAAGGCGATAACTCGTTAAATGTAGTTAGCTATCAAGGGTCACATAATATTCGCCTACGCACATCAATGCGGTTTCGTGATGTTTCATCATTTTATCACATTGTAGTTGCAGTCGATACAACCCAAGCAACATCAACAGACCGTGTAAAGATTTATGTCAACGGCACTTTGCAAACTGATTTTCAAATAGAAACATACCCAGCGCAAAACCACGAACCATATTTCAACTCTACAAATCAACACCACATTTCAAAGTGGCACGACAACAGAAGATTTTTCGACGGCTATATGGCAGAGGTCAACTTCATTGACGGCACTGCCTTAGACGCCACCAGCTTTGGCGAGACTATCAACGGTGTGTGGGTGCCGAAAGCATACGACACAGCCGATGGCGCATACGGCACTAACGGTTTCTATCTGCCGTTTGATGACAGCAGCGCAATCGGTGACGATGAAAGCGGCAACACCAATGACTTTACTGCCAACAACCTAGCTGCCAGCGATGTCGTGCCGGACAGCCCGACTAATAATTTTGCTACGCTTAATCCGCTATTTAATTCTGTAAGCCAAGCCGTATTGTTGGAAGGCAATTTAAAAGCAGAAACGGCTGGTTTTACTTCAAGTGCATTTGGTTATGGTGCAACATCAACATTTGCAATCCCTAAAGACAAAAAAATATATATTGAAGTTGAATGTACTGATGTAGCTGGTGATAGCTGGTTTGCTGGTTTTGCTACGCAAACCTCGATTGAAACTGGTGTTGCTGGTAACACTGGCAGTGATGGTTCAATCAATGTTTACAATAGAAGTGTAAAACTTAATGGTACAGAGATTGATTATGGTGCAAGCGCAGGTCTTGGCGGTTTAGGTGTAGCAAAGTTAGCGGCTGGTGACATTCTTGGCTGTATGTGTGATGGTGCAACTGGAAAAGTTTGGTTTAGCCGCAACGGAACATATTTTAAAACCCCGACTACTGATGACAGCGGCACGACTGGAGACCCAGATAACGACAGTCACGAAATTGGTACGTTAACTAACGGCACAACAGAAGATATATTTCTTGTTCTTGGCGGTGGCACAAATGCGAATAATATATTCGTAAACTTTGGGCAAGATAGCGTAAACGTAGCCAGCGCAGAAAGCGATGCCAATGGTCTTGGAACCTTTGAGTATGCACCGCCTACAGACTACGTTTGTCTAGCGGCATCATCATTAAGCGAACCAACCATCAGCCCAAATGCTGCGGAACAGGCTGACGATTACTTTAACACTGTGCTGTATACTGGCACAGGTGCAACGCAAAGCATTACAGGTGTAGGGTTCCAGCCTGACTTCACTTGGATTAAAGGCAGAAGCAACGCTAGAAGGCATATGCTTTTTGATGTTGTGCGGGG